AATTTTCATGATAGTCTTGTTTGCAATTTCATCGGCGGAAGCATTAGAACCACTTACATTAACACTGACGCTATAGTTATTATACATGGGTGCGACAATGTTTGCACCACTTTGTGCAGATCCACTAACTTTTGTTTCGGGGTCTGCTGAAGTATTGAATTTTGGCATAAAGAAAGATCCTTGATTTATCTTGCTAAGCATAGGAATACCATACTTATCCACCATAGACTTTTTAATTACAAACTCTCCTGGAGTAAGCATTGCCGACACAGAGTCTCTTGATCCTTGTCCTAGTATAGAACCTCCACCACTGTATTTCTTTATCATCCCGCCAGAGTTTGCAAACACAGGTCTTCCTCCAATGAATTCCCAACTTGAATCGTCTGCAGATTCTGCAGGTAAAGTCCCTGTGTTTGGAGTAGTCATTCCTGTTACAGATAGTGCTTTTAGTGCTGCTTCATAAACTGCTAAGTAAGATCCTGCAACCCCTGCAAGTGCTATGTCTAAATTCTTTGCTGGTGTTATTGAAGCTTCTATTTCGCCAGCTTTTCTTTCCCATTCTGCCCTTGTCACCCCTGCAAGAGCAAGCTCTCTAATAGCATATGCTTCATTTTCACGATGATAATCCAAGGTTCTTTGAAGTGCTAGGTTTTTATTGTTAAGCGGCTCTATCATGTCTTCATTTATTATGTATATTTGATTTGTCAGGTCTCTTACAAGAAGATTATTTGCATAAATCTTATCCTCTTCTATACGAAGAAGCAAGCTTGTTTGATAAGACTGTTCTTTAATGTCTGCAATTTGTTGCTCAGCTTGTTCTCTTGTTAGCCCCCCAGAAGTTCTTAGTCCAGCAACTTGATTTTCCATTCCTTCTTGCAAACCTTGTCTTGCTTGTTCTGCAGCAAATTGTGTGCTTGTAGCTCTCATTTCTTGCGCGGCAGCTGTAGCAGCATAGATATCTCCAGAACTTAAAGCTTGTGAAAGACCAAGTTGTTGTTTTTGTTGATTAACAATATAATCATTAATTGCTGCTACCTTGTCTAAGGCTTCAATTCTCTTGTCATGAGCTTTACGAATTTCATCTTCTTGCTTAGACATTGACTCTAGATCTTTAGATATTCCCTCTGAAATTCTATTTCTTAGTTCATCTTGTCTTTTGACATCATCCATTCCTTGTTGAATTAGATCATTTGTTCTTTGATAGTCATTAATTTCTTCTTGTTTTTTATCTATCTTATCTTGTTCTTGAGTAATAATTCTTTGATTTAAAACAACTTGTCTTTCCATTTCTTCAACAGTTGCTCCATTAGCTTCTTTAAATTTATCTGCTAATTCATTTACTTTTTTACGTTCTAGTTCATCGTATGCTTCTTCAATTATTTGCTTGGCTTCATCAAATTTTTCTAAATCTGTCTTTGTTTCAATAGTTAGGTCTATTTTTGCATCTGACTGCAAAGCTGCTTTAAGCTTATTCCATTCATCTTTGTTTTTCTTTATTGGGAATTTAGCAATTAATTCTACATCTTCTTCACTTTCAAGAATTTTGTCTATTTCCTCTTTAGTAAAACCTCCATCTTTCTCTAAACGAGTTCTGGCTGTTGCTTTATACCCCTCTCTATTTTGCCTTGATGTGGCCTCTTCTGTCCTAAGACCTGCTGCGTTTACAGTTGATAACCTATCAAGATTAATTAATCCTCTTTTACCCAAAGATTTCATTATGCTCTTTGCAGATTTAGCACCCTTGCTAAGAAGATCTGCAATTAAACTTTCAGAGAGGTTCATTGCTCTAAGTTGATCTGATACACCATCATCAAAACTTAGCTCTTTAAGGAAGTTGTTAAAATCTTTTTTAGACTTTAGTATTTTTTTGGTTAAAGTCTTGGCTGTTCCATAAAGCTTGAGAGAAGCGTTAAGTGCTGATATCATTTCTTGAAGAGCACTCTTTTGTTTTTCTGCTGATCCTCCACCAGTATCTTTAGTATCATCTTTGGTATCTTCCGTTGGGGGTGTCTGTCCTCCAGTAGTCAGGGCCAGGGGAGCAATAGGTGCAACGTTGATTGCTCTTCTAAATACCTCTCCATCAACTACTACATTTTCATATGCAACTGACTCACCGCGCATTGCTGCGGCGACGGCATTTGGATTTTGTAACAATGCTAAAGCTTGAGGATTTCCCGCTAGAGATAGAACTATTGCTAAATCAATTGGGTTAAGTTTATCTGGGAAAGCACTTTCTAGAGAATTGGCTACTTGACCAGCAGTTGTTGGGTTTGTTCCAAAAACATCCATAACTATTTGAGGAATTATTTTTGGTTTAATATTTCCTAGTTCATCTACCGCTGCCTTACCAAAAGACTCTATAGCCCTTACACCTGTGGATAATGCTTTTGGTATATCTTTTGCTTTAACTCCAACATCTATTAAACTGTTAACAAGTTTATCAGATTCAAAAGTTAACACACCAAATATTTCTGGATCTAGCTTCATTCTATCTATTGTTTTTAAGGACTGAAGAACTGTCCCTGGGTTTTCGCCTTTTTCCATAACTAGTTCAATGTTTATATTTTTGTATTCTGCAAGTAATGCTACGGCCTTCCCAAATTCCAATATTTGTTCTTTTGATGCCATGATTTCTTTTGCAAAACCAATATCTTTGAATTCAGTAAGCCTTGTAAACACCTCTACACTATCAGTTCCTAGTTTTTTTAATTCTAGATCTGATGATACAAGGTTATCAGCAAGCTCTCCTGGACTTACACCTGTTTTTGGTCTAGTTCCTTTAATTCCACCACCCATCTTTGACTCTATAAGATTGGCAAAATTACTTTTATTAAATGCTTCAGAAGATCCCTCATAAACTCCATCAATCATAGACTGAACAACTTCTTGGGCAATGCTGGTGTATGATCCCTTAATGTCTGAAAGCTTTTGACTAATGTTTTCTGGAGTAATTCCAGACATTGTTTCGGTAAATATGTCTTGAACATATTTCTTTTGGTTTGAATCTAGTTCTGCAAAGTTTTCTTTTTTAAAGAATTGTTTTGCTAAAGCATCTGGGCTAAACTCACCAGTAATATTTTTTATTTGGTCGTCAGTAAAACCTGAAAAAGATAACTGACTTGCCAAAGCCTGCATCATTGCTCCAGAGTCTGCTCCACCCGCAAATATTTGTCCTATATAGTCTGATGATTCTTTCTGTAATTTATTTAATTCTTCAAGTCTTTTTTCATATTCTGGGAAATCAATAAGAGAATTTCTTCTTTCTTCTTCAAGAACTGCTTCTGCATTTGAAAGATTTTTAATTGTTTGCAAGGAAAAACCTAAACCTGTTGCAAGAGGTTTTAAGGATACTTCTATCTCTGCTGCTGCTTCTGTAAAGCTTGTTGTTATTCCTGGAATTTTTGGAAGCATATCTAAGAGATCGTCCACTATTGGTATCCTTGGTGCAGTCATCATCCTATCTTCTGCCCCTGGCATAAAGTTAATGTCTAATATTCTTTGCCACATTGGAAGTTCTGGAATAACAGATCTTTCAGCACTAGTTTTTTTATCTAAAGATAAGTTTTTATAAGGCTCTGTAATTCCTTCAATATTTGGACGAGAAGTAATTCTTTTGCTTTCTAAGTTAATTAATGCTTGAGATCCTGATTCAAAAATTTGATTAGCAAAATCACGGGCAAGGGAGGAGTTGAGTATTGCATCTCCAGTTGCCTCTGCAATTGCCTTTCCAAAAGTTTCTGCTTTTTCTGTTTCTAGTCCACTAGCAATTCCTTGGGCTAGGAGCGTGGATACCTTTTGATATCTTTCTTCTGATGTTGAGTTTTTAAGATCTTGAATAAACTTACTTCCAGCTTCAGATTCAAAATATGAACCAAACTGTCCCATAGCCTCCCTATCTTCATCCGTAAATCTAAAAAGCCTATCTTTAGCGTCAGGGGCTTTAAATCCAGTTGCTTCTTCGATAATTTTCATTCCATTAGCAACACCGCCTATATTTGCTCCCATTTCGGCTGCTGCTTTAGCAGCATCGTCAAGTTGTTTTCTTAGATAAACAAATCCACCAACTAAAGCTGTGGTAGCAAGAATAGCTAGCCCCATTGGGTTTGTTAGCATGGGAAGCATCATCTGTAGCCCCATGAGACCCATAGTCACTGGCATTATTTTTTGTGCCAACTCCCCCATAGATCCTTCCATCATGGATGCCGCCATTGATATTCCCATAATCCCCATCATTGCGGTGTTTCCTGAACCAGCCAATCTTTGCCCTCTGTTTTGACCAGTTTTTTCGCTTACTCCTCCCTGCAAGAATCCTTTCATTCCCGATGCAGTATTTGCAATCATGTTTGCAGCGGTAGTTCCTGCTCTTTTTATTGCCGACCCAGCGTTGACAAGTGAATCCTTTATGTTTGTTGCGCCTTGGCTTGCTGCCCCCTTAATACCCTTCCAAGCGTCTGTCATTGCTCCTTTTAGATTTGCTGAATTTAAAGACATAAGAATTTGATTCCATTTTGCTACGGTCTTAGTTTTTATAGTAGTAAGTGCTTTTTCTAATCCCTCAACTGCTAAAACACCACCCATCAACAAAGACTCATAAAGCTTTACCGATCCCGCTTTTACTGCTTGCATAGCAGAATTAAAAGTATTTGATATTCCAGTTTTAACTACAGAAATTCCTTTTTCTAATCCTTCAATTGCCCTGAAGCTTCCCCAAAGCAGTGATTCGTATAGTTTATTTGCTCCTACCCTCACAGAAGTCACGGCATTTGAAAATGCTTGACTCATTTTTTTAGACATTGTTGATATAACAACTGCTCTTCCTAGTGGGTCCATCATTAATTGAGCAAACTTTGATATTCTAATAGCGGTTGTTTTTACCGAACTCACAAGAGAATTAAAAGAATTTTTTAATGGTTGCAATCTTTCGGAAATAGCAGCAACGCCATTATTAAATTTTTGTAGAATTTTTTGTCTTGCAACTTCAATCACTACCGCTCTTCCCAATGGGTCTAACATAAGTTGGACACCTGTAGAAATTTTTCGTGCCCCAGAAGTGAGTGCTGATCCAAATTCATTTATTTTTTGTTTTACTGGATCAAAAGCTTTAACCGTTTGGGTGATGGCATTGTTTAATTTTTCTTGTGCTGCTTTTCCAGCTATAACCGTAGCCATTGTTCTTGGAACGGGGTTTGCAGCAATGGACGCTGCATTCCTAACACTGTCTCTTATCCTTCCAAATCTTTCTTTTATAGGGGCTAATTTTTCCGAGACCCTACCTTTAATGTCTTCTCCCTTGTAAAATGCTTTGTTCTTTAATCTTTGAAGATTTTTTGGAAGGTCTGACATAAAAGTAGAAACAACATTGGTCATTTGTGCAGGTAGTCTTTTTACGGAATCCCAAGCAATCATTGTTTTAAGCATTGCAGTCTCATAGGCATTTTTTGCTTTTAAAGGAAGAGTCTTTACTTTTTCCCAAGCTATTTGTGTTTGAAGGAATACTTCTGTGTAAGCTGCTTTTGCTTTTGCTAGTGTAGCTTTAAGAGCTTCTACTCCTGTTAGCTTAAGTCCCATCCAGGAATAAGATATTTGTGTTAAGAATTTTTTAACAGAATTAACAGATTTTGCTATCCATGGATTTAAGTCTAGAAAAAGCTGTCCAAGACTTGAGAATACTGGTCTTATATTCCTTAATGCTTCTTTTGCGAATAAAGGAACCTGCTTAAGTATATTTCCCATTTCTGTAAATACTATTTTAATGTCTTTAGAGAACGTTGATCCTTTTCGTACCGTTTCTTGTTTTGCATTTAGAATTTGTTGTTTTATTGAGGCTGCTTGCAATGCTGCAGCAGACTGTGGTCTTGGTTCTTCTGCAGATATTGTTTTTCCTCCACCAATTGGGGGTAGCGGTGGAAGAGCTCCACCAGAAAGAATTGCTGCCTTTACTGATGCTGCAAAAGAATTTCCGACTACTTTCCCTGCTGCTGATGCTCTGTTAGTATTTTTTTTAGTACCAGTTTCAATACCGTCTACATACTGCTTCATTGTATTTTCAGCAACCTTGGAAGGACTAGATATACCAAGCGCCGAATCTCCTCCAGCTCTTAGAGCAGATGCAGTTGCTCCTGCTCCAGATCTCACTGCAGCAATAATTTTCGGAGCAGTTGCAGATGCACCTGGTCTTGAAGCCATTTGCTCTGCTGCATTAAGGGGAATTGCTTTTGGAGAAGATAGGTGACCAAAATGCATTGGACCAGAAATTCCTGCTTTTTGACCAGCCCACTCTGAGAGACCTCGCCCAAATCCTTTATATCCAACCCCAAGCCTGTCTCTTATAGCTGGACTTTTCATAGAACGTAAAGACCTTACGCCCATTAGGGAGGCTCTTCCTAGTGGATCTGCGTGACCAGCTCCCGTTCTATTTAATGTTGTTATTGGTGCAGTGTGTCCAGGTGCCCCCATAAACTGCATTGCGGAAGTTCTTAGTGGCCCACTCAAGACTCTTCGTCCTGTAGCAGTCTCTTGTGCCTTTATTGCAGCTGCAGTTGTTTTTGCTGCTCTTAATCTGGCCTGCTCTAATTGTTGTTCGTTTAAGGTTGCTTTTCCAGTTGCCTTAATTGTTTGGTCAACTTCTGCTTGAAAATTATTATAAAATTGATTCATTACTGGGGTCAGTCTTTTGTATGCGGCCTCTGCAACAGCAACTTCTTGAGCTGTTTTTTTAGCAAACCCTCTTGCAAATCCCGCAGCTAATCCAGATCCCAATTGTTCTGCGGATGGGGCCGAGGTTGCTAATTTTGAAAGATTGGCGGAGGCGGTCATAGGAACTACTTGGTTTGTATATCCAGTAATGCCACTATTAAACCCTGGTAAAGTTCCTGCATTCATTGCAGCAATAATTGAAGAATATTTTTGTGTTGCTTCTTTTGTTACAACAGACTCTCCTGGGGTAAGGAGAGCTGGTATGGTGTCTTCATTACCCATTCCAGGAACTTTTGTAACTCCCTTGCTGTATCCGCGAGCAACGACTCCCCTAGCTTGTGGACCAGTTACTATAGATCTACCAGCTTTACCCCTAGGACTAGCTGCACCCATCATCATGGGGGCTGACATAACTGTTGCACTTAAAGCTTTTGAATAATTTCCAAGCATTCCTACAAGACCATCTAAAGCTTTTCTTTGACCCAGGAATTTTCCTGTAAGATTATCAGTTGACCTGCTTAGTGCATCTGCTGCCCCTCTTGCTTCATGCTCTTCTGCTGTCAAGTGCTGAAATGCACTAGAGTCTCCTTTTAGTCGAGCAAAAAACTTTCTTGTAGTTTGAGTTAATTTCACTATATTTGCAATACCATTTGCAAGCAAACCTATTGTCATAAGGATAATAGGACCTATTCCTGCAACGACCGCAATACCTATGGTTATAGCTTTTTTAATTCCATCTGGTAAATCATTAAAAGCATTTGCTATTTTTGCAACAAAATCAATTACTGGCATTATTGCCTTCATAAATGTTTCGCCAATTGGAGCAATGGATACCTTTAGTCTTTCCATTGCTGCTGCAAACTTAGTGCTAGTAGCTTCTTCAATTTTAGAAAGTTCTTTTTCTGATACAGAAGCCAAATCTTCTACAGACATACTAGTTAGTTCAAGAGTTCTTTTTGCCTGACTACCATCTCTAACTAGGTTCTTAAACAATGCCCCCAACCTTGCATACTGATAAGTTCCAAAAACTTTTTGCAAAACTTGTTGTTGTTCAAAGTCTCCAAGTGTGGCAAGGGCAGTTCCAAAGTCATCAAGGGTAGCCATAAGGTCTCCTTTATTTTTTTGAGTAATAGCATCAATGCTTATTCCGTATTTACCCATTTCTTCTCTAGCTGCCTTAGTTGGATTAATTAATCTTCCAAGACCTGACTTAATGGCGTTTGCTCCTTGTTCTGCAGTAACTCCTCCCTCTCTCATGGCAGTCATCATTACAGCAAGATCTTTTATATCTCCACCAAGTCCCTTGACAACAGGGGCCACTCTAGGAATAGCGGCAGCCATATCTTGCATAGTAAGGATTGTTTCGTTTTCTGTGACGTTAAGAAAATCAATTGTAGATGTTAAATCTTCATTGGAAACACCAAATGCGGTTTGTAGAGCAATGGTTGCGCCAAGTGCTTCATCATATTCCATCAACCCAAGGGTTGCCAATCTTATAGTTTGTTCCGTAGCCGCACTTAGGCTTTCTCCCTGTGCTCCAGTAGCAGCTACCTTTGCTGCAAGCTCTATCGTGCTAGAAAGACTTTTACCATACTTTGTATATTCCATACCAAGATCTTTTACTGCCTCAAGATTTCTTTCCATTTCAGCAGTTGTAGTTGACAGATTTCCATAAACTCTTTTAAAAGAAATTGATGATTGATCTATCTCTTTAAATGTTTTTGCTGCAACAGTACCCAGCATTGCTAAGGGTAGAGTGAATCCCACCATAAGCTGACGACCAGCCCACTGAGTATTTTTACCCCAGTTAAGAAGCTTTGTTGATCCTAAATCGATCATTCTGTTCATTAAAACTTGTCTTTGTGTTGCGACTGCAGAAGCTGCAGCCATTTTGTTTAAGTGGTTTGGAGTAAGAGCCATAGCTTGAGATGCACCTGTGGCAGTTTTTCCTAAAGCAACATATTGAGTTTGCATTCTTCTAACATTTTGCTCTGCAACCCGAGACATCATATCAAATTCTCGTTTAAATACTCTACTCATTCCTGGAAGCTGAGATGCAGCGTATCTGGAATATTGACCAAGAGATAGCCTTCCTTTGTCTATTGACTCAGAGAATCTATCTGTTGCAGTAGTCATTGGAATTATTTGAGCATTCCACATCCTACTTGCATTAGCACTATTCATAAGTGCTTTATTTAATGCTGATTGTTGTGCTAAGGCTCCAGCACTTGATGCTGCCATACCTTGGTTTGTTGCAGCCACTTGAGCTTGCAATGATTTTAATTGAGCAAGCGCCTGCGACGTATTAACAATTACATTAATATTAGCATTTGCTGAAGTCGCCATTTTTAAATATTCACCTTATTAAATTATACCATTAGGCACATCTTTTTTCATATAGTTTTCTTATGAAAATGGGTTTTTCGGATTGTTGTCTTTTCCTTTTCCTGCAGAGTATTCTAACCCTTTTCCAATTCCAAAACCAGCTTTTGATGCATTATGTCCTTGCAAAGAAGTTATGTCACTAGAATCTTTAGAATTCCCCCCGCTAAAAACTCTTGATTTCATATCTTCCCATTCTTTTTGACCACGATCTTTTCCATTTTCACCATCAAGATCTACTCCTTGTATTGCTGCAAAAAACTTCTTTTCTTGATAGTCGTCATCTCTTTTTGCTGTTAATATTGCAGTGAGTTCTGGCATGGAAAGATTACTTTCTAATTCTTCATAATCTTTCCAAATACCCAAAAGGAATACTTCAGATTCTAGTTTTGCGAGGTCTAACTCTTTCCAAGAGTCGCCGTCGTCAGAACGTTTCCCTCTGCATCCAGTTTAATTCCTGCTGCTGCTTCGATTACCTTATACACACTGGGAAGGTCAATATTATCTTCTAGTTCTTCACGATTTTCAGCATACTTTTCATTATATTGCTTCATAGCAATCTGTACGCAATCCATTAAGAGATCCATAGACTGATCGTTGCTTTCTGCAACATCTGTAATTCCCTCAAACTTTTTCATAAATTCTCTTAGAAGTGAAATCTTTAGTGGACGCATCTTTACTTTAGTTCCATCCATCATTTCGATTTCTGATGAGTCATAAACTGTTGTTGCCATTTTGCACGTTCCCTTCGGTTAGTTTGTGAGAATATTATATCATGACTAGACCCCCCGTGCAATGCACTGGGGGGCCATAGCCTATTCAATTATTTTTTTATCAGGTTGTGCTATTGATAGTTCTATCAACAATTTTTCCATATGATCCATTGTTTGCAGGAAGCAAACGGAATGAAACTTCGAACATCGAAGCCTCGTCACGCTTGGCTGATACCGTTACGTTGTCAATTGACAAAGCACGGTAAGCAACATAAATGCGCTCAATGTAAGCATCTGGATCGCAATCGCCAGTTCCTGGACCAACTGCAACAAGACCTCTTTCTACTGGACACTCTCCAATAGCACCAGAAGTTAGCTCAAGGCTTGAAGCCTGAGAAATTGTTCCTGTGTCCATTGGTGTATCCAATGTGACGCTGCCATTGTAGTCTGTACTTGGTGCTGCAATTGCAACAAGAAGGTTTTCGAGTGTTGCTTCAGCAAATGCTGTTGCAAGATTCACCTGCATACCTTGCTTGTAAAGCTTTGCAACGTCAAGAAGTTGATCTACCTGAACCTCACCAAAATCTGGTTGGAATTGTAGTTCAAGACCGTTTGTGGTGTAACCAATGTTACGAACAAGAGCCTGACCCTCAGCTGAATCGGTAAGGGTATCTAGATAAGAATCGTCCTCAACAAAGTCTGGGAAGACTACTGTATCTGGATCGAATTCTCCTGCCGTTGAAACGAACATGGCTGCGGCACCAACAATAATGTTTTTTGAATCTCCGCGTGTATATGCCATAATTTTTTACCTCTCTTTCCATATATTATTTTTTATATATGGGTGGTGTTTCCTCAATATAGATTATACAGCATTTTTTTACAGATAATCTTCCAGGGAGTTAGTATAGTGATATTCCATATCAATTATAAACTCAGAGACATAATAAGGTCTTATGCTAAAATCTCTTAAATTTTCTGTTTCTGTTGCCAAAGATGATGCAACTTGATAAACTCTAAGCTTGTGAAAGAATATGGGATATATATCCTTGCCGCCATGGTCTCTTATCCACTTGTTTATATCTTTTCCTGCATCATCTGATCTGTCCAGGATAGTCTGAATTGCAGATCCCCAGATAAAAGTATCTCTTTCTTTTGCTTTTAGGTTATACCTGATTTCTTCACATTTTATAGGATAAAAAGAATCCTTCATTTTGGTAAACATCCTGTCATAAATAATATAACTTTTGTTTTCCCAGCTTTTCTTTCCTGAAGATGCATCTCCCAATGGGAAGATTGGTATTGTTTGTCCATAGTTCTTGCTTTCAGACAAGGATGGCTGAATAGCTTTCATAGTATCCCAAAGATACTTATTAACAATTGCTGGAGCTACCACCAAATCTTCAAGACTCATACAATCGCCTCCCTATTATAACTAAAGTACTTTCTTCCAGCTATAACTCCAACAGACTTTCCAGACTTTGCTCCTTGAGAAAACATAGCTGAAAATTCTTTTGGATTCCTTAATTTTTTCATAAGTGGCTCAAGTATTGAAAAAACAAAATAAGAATTAAAAAACTCTTCTATTGCTCCTCCAAAACTTCCAGCAACTTGATCTCCTCCTGGATGAGCCACATAGATAGATTTTGTTGTAAAAACCGTTTCCTCCCCATCTTGAAAAACAAGAACTGAAGAGTTTTTTGGAGAGATGGTTACGCTAATGGCATTTTCCATAATCTCTGCTTTATTAGAAAATACTTGTCCCGATTCTGAAGCTGGCTGATTGGACAAAACAAATTTTCCGTTAAGAAGAATAGATGTGTTTGTTGCATTAACATTTATCTTAAATAACCTTGATGACCTATCCCCCGTTTTTTTCCATTCATACACATGATGAAGCATTTCTGGATTAGATCTTGCTTTAGAGTCTATATACATGCCCAAAGCTTCAGCAGTATATCCTCCAAGAACCCTGTTAAATTCCAACCTATTTAAATTTATTCCTTGAATAAATCCTTCTGTGTATTGAACGGTATTCTTAAAAACTTTTTTAAAGTCATTTGACTCTAGCTTGACAGTTATCATTTTTTCAAATCCTGTCTATCTGACCTGTTAAAGAAAATCTTATAGTACTCTATTTCATTCCAAGGATTAACATAAGGCTCGACAGAGAGTATTTCATATATTACAGACTTTCCTTCTTCTTCAACGTATAAACTTGTGTTTGTTCTTTTATCTTTTATATCAGTAATGATTATATTGGTTATAGGATAATATAAACCTTCTAAAGATACTCTAGGATCTTTTTTGGTTCTTCCAATTAACTTATCTTCATACTCAAAAAACTTACCACCTTTTATTCCATCTCTTTCTACCGCCCCTAAAATTTCTGCATACCCCAAAAGGGTTTGATCAAGGCTCCAAGTTTTTTGTTCTATTCCAAGATCATCTTGAGACTCAGTAGAATAATAAATATCCATACTCATAGACATCAAGTGATCATAGCAGGAGTCCATTATAGTACTCCAAGGCGGTATATGGGTATTGAGTAATTTTGCAAAATTCTATCTACTAAAAGATTTCCAGTTCCTCTTAAAGAAAGGTCACTATACTTTACCCTAAATTGATCTGTTTGATATTCTGTAACATATTTTTGGATATAAGAAAGCCTTCCACATTTCATATCATCCATGAGCATTCTTGCTGCATCTTTAATATCTTGTGGAACTACGGGCCATCCAAAATCTCCATAAACTGTATAATCCCAATCTTTTGGAAATATAGAAGGTCCTTTTATTTCTGTTAAAGCTAAAATTTGATCGTAGTCATCTCCATAAAGCATAAAAGAATCAGATGCCCCAACTGGGATGCTTACAGTCTTAGACTGTTGCCTATTATAACTACCGTCAACGCCTATGGTCATTGCAGTTTTATCTGGACTTAACATATAGGAATACTGTCCTGTAATTGGAGTAACTCTATCATAAACTTTTACATTGTTTTCATAGACAGCATTTATCTTGTTTGTTCTCTTAGATAGAGGTAGATAGTCTGCTCCAAGACCTGTGGTTTCTATTTCCCCGCGAGTATAGTAAAATCCTCCCACCATAGTGTCTATAATTTGTCTTGCAGTTCTTTCTAGATTAAGATACTCTTCACTGTCACATCCAGGATCACCCAATAGCAATGGATTAATATACGGTCTGTAAATATACAGATTATCCATAACAACGGTTTCATCTGGTTCATCTTCTACATCAAGGCTATAAATATAAAGAGAGTAGGTTTCATCATATTTTTCAAATGTTGTCGGAAGCTCATACGAAACAACACCATTTGAGTCTGATGTGAGTGTAATTGATAGTTCTAATTCTGTATGATCGTCATAGATCTCCAGGGCATAGTCTGTGCTTGGCGTAAGGCCATCATAGGACACCGATAATGGAAAGGGTGTCTGTCTGAGTATGTTCATTTTTTATAGGCCGTAATGAGTTGCTACCTCTTGAGGGGTTGTTTTACGAACACCCTTACGAGTAAGCCACATTTCGGCTGCCTCCTTCGTAACAATGTTATATCCTTTGCTAACCGTTCCTACCGAAACCCAATTCATATTCTTTTCAGAATAAAGGGCAATCTTCTCACTAGAATCTTTTTTTTCTGATGAAACATCTTTTTTATTACTAAAAGTATTTGCTGATCCCACAATAACTACATTATTTTCGTTTTGTCTTGAATTAGACATAGGGATTCTTTTTCTCACTACAGTCTTTTCAGATCCAATAACTTGATTGTCTTCTGCCTGTTCAACAACAGAAATCTTTGCATTTGTATTTAACAATACTGACAAGATAGAACTTTTTGTTTTTGCTTGAGAAATATCGATATAATTCTCTTCAGCATATTCTTTAAGCTGAGCAACAGTCATTTTTTCAAAGTTTGACATTTATGTACCTTCCTTTAGTTAATTATATCAGAATATGCTTGAAGGGGACCAGCTAATGCCAGTCCCCCACAAACTTATTTAGTTGTGATTAGGAAGGGTCTACTGCTGCATCAGCATAAGCTACTGCATCAAGTTCTTCCCATGCAATTCCGAGACGAACGAATACGGTGTATTCGATTGTGTCCTTCTTTGCTTGGTATTCACGGTTGACTGTGATGTCGCGTTGGAATCCCCATACACGGTTAGCAGGGAATGTTAGGTCAACATAGTCTGCTGGGTAGTAAGGAACTTCAAGAACATCTACACCAAGCACTCGCGTAATGTTAGCATTACCGAATGTTTGTCCTGCACCATCAAGGTATGCTTGACGGTTACGCTCTGTACCTGCAACTCTTGGATCGAATGCTGCTGCGATTGCATCAGCAAGGGTTCCGTTGTTAGCAACGATACCAGCAAAAGCATCTGTTCCTGCGTAGAAACGCAAGTTGCTCTTGACTGCACGGTACTTACGAGGCAATGCGTAAATGATTTGCTGCATTACTTCTGGGGTCCATGCATTGTTAGACACTGTGACGACTGCTTCATGAGCGTCTCCACTTGTCTTAACCTGATTGACAAAACCATCCATAATTCCGAGGAATGGGTCAGCTCCGCCGTCACCATTAATTGCTAGGTCTTCGATATCATTAGCAAAAGCATTCGTCATCAAACGAACGAGATGATCCTCCAGAGCGCCACCTTCGATATTATCTTCAAGTGCCTCCGTTGAAACTTCCCAGTCAAGACGAATCTTCTTTGTGGTAAGTTCTACCTTCGAGAAGGTTGCACCTGCGTTTTCATAACTACCAAGTGCCTGTGCTGCTGCACGAATAACACGCTCGCCAACGTTGACCTTTTCGATCTCCATTGTGTTTGCTCGCATGGTTACTCTGCGACCATCCTTAGCCAGGACTGTTCCATCCCAAACATAGTCGATAAAACGACGAGCCTGTTCTGGATTCAAAAGACCTGAAAGTACTCCTGTTGGATTAACAGCGTTTGGTCCTGTCGTATCTCCATAGTTAGCGTTTGGGACGTTACCCAATACACCAGCAGCTGGATCTACAACGGAACCGATTCCACCTGCGGCAACTGCGCCTTCACCTTGGTAAAGACCTGGTGCTGCCGTTGGTTCTGGGCTCCATCCATCAGTTTCACTGCTTGGCTGATTCTTTAAAATTTTTTCTGACATTGTATTTCACCTCCATTTTTCTTTTTGTATTTTTATGCGAATAGGTCGGACTTTGTGAGGAAACGTCCACCCCATAGTGATTTGTTCTGAGTCTTTTCAAATAGAAAGGACTCCTGCACGACCTCTCCAAGGTCGCCAGACTTGCGAAAAGCGGTGTCTTTTTCTACTGCATCTACACGCTTTCCAAACTCATTCTTTACAGAATCAACATCTTGTTTAACACCCGATACGGTCTTGTTGAGTTCTTCTACTTTCTCGTTAAGAGCCTTAATGGTGTCAGCAAGCATGTTCATTGTAGAATTCATTTGATTGGCGACTGATTTTGTTGCCTCAATGCTTTCAGCATACGCTTTAGCTAGATCCTCATCATCAGACTTCTTCATGTCGCCCTTCATTTCTTCGGAATCATCTTCCTCTTCTTCGTCATCTGCTTCTTCGTCTTCCATCTTTTCAGTTGTTTCGGTATCTTCTGCCTTCTCAACTTCTTCTGACTTCAACTCTTCTGCAGCATCTTCTTTAACTGACTTCTCCACAACTTCTTCTACAGCGGCTTCTACTGTTTCTTCAGTAAGAACTTCTGCAACTTCTGTTGCTTCGTCAGAATTTTTAATTACTTCATTTTCCATTTTGCTTACCTCCTTTGCATCATTTTTGATAGTAGAAAGAATAGACTTTACTACTTCTGACTTTTGTGCGTCATTAGTTTCAACAAAACCAATGTTCTCCATATTCTTATCGCATCTAGGACAGTCTGATGAACTATCAGAAGATAGTTGAACTGTATCGTCCTCTTTACACCAGAATACGCTTTCAATGAGGGCTTTTGCGAGATATCCTCCTGCATGTCCCTTTTCAACACTAATGACATTTGCATACTGATTAGCAGGATTGTCAACAAGAGAAAGTTCAAAGAGATCATATTCTTTAATAATTCTGATTGACTTATCCATTTCCTTGTTGTACACATCTTCGTAATCTTTTACATTGCCACCGATTGAAAATCCTGTGAGTGTTTTATCAAGAACCTTTTCCCAGGTATCTTGAGCACCCTTACTTACATATGCAGAAACATAAATTCCCTTATACAATTCTCCAGTTGTCTGATCGTAGAATGAGTCTTCTTTAAAAGATACTAGCTTTCCTACTGCCTTTTTGTCATCATGCATTTCTCGAATGTTTCCACGAAACCCCTCAAAAGCTTTTATGCTTGCTTCTGAAGGAACAACGTCATTCTGCCTGTCGATGTTATCCAAAGTAGCGAATCCTGACACGATTCTTCTTTCAATGTCAACCTTAGCTATAGGCATTGATAGCCTTAAGCTGTTTCCTTCTGATTCCCAATGAGCTTTAGAAATTTCCATATTAGTTACTATTATACCAACTTTTTTATCAAAATGTTATGAAGTACGTCTTCCTTCGCCAGCAGGGTTTCTTCCAGTGGTTGTAGCAACACTATCAGATGCATTATTTGCTCTTTCTGTGTCTCTTTGTCTGTTCCCTGCAAGATCTGCACGGGCATCAGTTGCCTGTCTTGGAGTCATTTCAAAAACTTCATCTCCATCTGGACGATGAGGCATTCCAAGTTGTTCTCTCGCTTCGTTTGGAGTGATAACTTGAGTCTTGAGATATCTTTCCAGAATCTGAGATTGAGAAACTTCATCAGTAAGAGTAAGTTCCTTAAACTTAAGACTAACCAAATCTGTTTTTGTTCTTACAACCTTATTAATCATTTTTTCAATATATCGTTGTGCTGGTCTTGTTACTTGTTCCTTAAAAGTTCTATCTTGAGACAATGCTGCTGCAAGACCTCCTGCATCTACACCGCCCAACTTTGAAAGAGGAACCTGATGTGCCATCAAAATGTTGTCACGATTTTTTTGATGATATTTATCAAAAGAAGCTTCTTGAACATTTGCTTCAATCGGAACCATTGTAAATTCAATCTTGTTTCCATCTTGATCCGCAGGAAGTGGGACGTACAGAGTTCTATGATTCTGTCCCTTAAGACCTGTTTGCAAGAATCTAAACAATCTATCCTCTGACTCACTATCAAGCTTTGCTCCCTTTACAACAACAATGTATCTTGGAACTGCTTTATTTTCAAAGTAGTCAATATTAAATTGAGCAGCAAGCTGATCTCCCTTCAAAGAAAGGTAGGCAGAAAGAATATCAGGTACACCATAAAAAGTATTCAAAGGGGAGTATGCCTTTAAGTGAATAACTTCGTTTGGTCGTGGATCTTCAGTAATTGGATTTGGATTAGTTCCCCCAAAGTTACGGAAATAAACTACTTGACCACTGACTATTTGAGTAAATCCATCTCTAATTCTTCTTACCCTCATGGTTGTTGCAGGAATGTGTCCAAGGTATCCAACCTCACCTGTGACGGTTCTTCCTACTTCTATATAGGCATTTCCTGTTGATTCAAGATCTAGATTTACCTTTTCCATTGTTGTGAGAAAGCTATCATCGCTGTTTAGGCTTTCTATCCACTCAATAGCCTCACCTTTGATTCTCTCAAGTCTTTTCCTGGCTTTATCCATGGCACTTTGATTTTCCATGTTTTCCATACGAATAACTACATCTGGGGCAGTTTCAAACCTGTACCCAAGACCTACCGTGTTGGCTACCTTTGCATCAATAGCAGCATGGTTAGCAAAGTTTGTATCATAAAAGCTTGCCAATTCATAAAGATTGTAAGGAGGGGTGATGACATCAAAAACACCATATCCATTTCGATATGCTTCTCCAGGATTTATTTGTTTTGTTTTAACTCCATCAATTCCTGTTGAACGTACCCCCGCAGTATCTGCGTATGTTCCCACTACTTGACCCATTTGATTTGTGGGTATATTAGAAATAGACTTTTCCATTTTATTTTCTGCTCTTGTGGTTCTACGTCTAAAGTTTAGATTTATTCCACTAAGATCTTTTAGGTCTTCCCAAGACTTATTAAATGGATCTTGATTAATAAATTCATTTTCTTCATTGTATTCATTTGAATACCTAATGGCTATCTCTTGTCTTTCCATTATTCTTGACTCCCATACTTAAGTAATGACTGTTGAGCGTCATGTACTGATCCTATATCGTTTAGGTTTGGAATCAATCCGTTTTTCATTCTATCAACCTGTTCTGAGTATTCTTCATCAGTTGCTCTTTTGATCCCCGCGTAAAACCAAGGATCTCCATCTGGTTCCCCATAATGAGACGCTGCTTTTCTAATTTCTGCGATTTTTGAAATATCATGCTTCATTGATGGAATGTTTAAAAGGTTACCTTGACCATCATGAAACAAATGTCCACTAGGCAATCTCCAAAAATACAGACCCCAATCGTAACCTTTAGGAATAAAGGTGGCCTTAGACTTACCAACTTTTGGTTTTTTTGTATTACTCATGGTTGAATTATAGCAGATTATACAGGTTTTTGTGTTATTGTTAGCCAAGTTTGGTCTGCAAACATAGTAAAGTAGTCTTCCTCTAGAGACATTCCTGTGTCATCATCAGAAACTATAATGTTTGTTCCACAATATGCTGAATAAATATCTGCAGGAGTTATAGAAAACTCTGTACTTTCACCTAGTACATAAATATCTTTCCATTCATTTGGTATGGTGAGTACCCCATTTTCATCGTACCACTCTCTCCAGTCAACAATATTCAAAGGGTTTGGATCTTGATCGTTATAAAGAATATCCGTCCATATTCTTGGAATAACAATACTAAACTCATTCAATCCAGATGCTTTAAAGAATGAAAGATTGTTAAACCTTAAACCATACAGCATGTTTATTGATCCAGAATATCCAGAAAAGTCTAGAGGTATACTGAAAGAAAAGGCCAAAGCGTTCCATTCATCCTTCAGTATGTATGGATTTGTTACGCTTATTCCGTTTTGATAAAAAGTTAGGTTTGGATAATCTATCAATGTTCTTTGATCCCTGGCAGAAACATAATATCTTTTTGCAGTGCTATCTGGGGTGATAATAAACTCTATCGTTCCTTCTGTGTGATCCAAAGTAAATAACTTTTGAGATGTAGGAATTGGTTTATCAACATCAAACTTCACAAACATCTGAACAGCGCCAAGTCCATAATTAATACTTTTGTTTTCGTTTATAGGAACGATGATCCCATACTCTTTATCTGCATCAGTTTCCAAAACCCTAAGTCCTGTTTTTTCTGTTAAGTATAAGTAAGGTAAATTATCTTTTCCAATAAGTACTGGATTCTTTGATTTACCACTATAATATATTCCTGTTTTTACATATGGATAGATATTGTACCCACTTCGAGTACCTATAGGTGTTAATCCATTTTCGTTTAATGATTTTGCAGCTATCTCAAGGCTTCTAACTTTTAGAGGATTACTAATTATTCCATCTTGCTTTATGTCAAAATGAAGAACCATAGCAACATTCTCAAAACTAATTTTTTTAGGTGGATAGATAACTGTTCCATCAATAATCCTAAACTTAGTTTTATATGCTTGATATGGATTAATATTTGTATTTTGTTTTTCTGCATATACTGTATAGGAATCTGTTAAATTTTTAGTATCAATAAATCTAGATAGGGGCTCATCTGCTCCCTCTGCAAGAAGTTGGAAGGTTACATAGGCATCAAGAGACGAGCCACTTGTATCTATTTCATATTCTGTAAGAATGTTTTCTTTTAGATCTTCATAGTTATCATATCCACTTAAAATTGAATTATCCAATATTTCATAACTTTTTTGTATTGGATCGTTATAGTCATCAAACAACTCTTGGTATGTCCAGTTTGGATTGTCTACCGTTGTTTCAATAATTTCAATTAGCGATGGATATCCATAGTTAACTTGAAGGTAGTCAATGTCATAGGCTCTTGATCCATCTCTTGTTGTTATATAAGATGCAAAAGATGAAAGAGGAAAGTATTCTTCCCATTGAGCCGAAACTGAAATATCAAGGAAGTAGGTGTTGTATCTAAAGAAAGGTGATAGAGTATATGATGAATAATGATTCTCAAGCAAGGCTTCGTCATCATAATTTACTATCCCCGTGGCAAGATCGAAATGCTCAGATATTTCTTCAAAGTTTGACTGATCTGAAAATCCTAATCTATATATTTTTCCTTCAAATGTTACAGAACCATCTCCACCAACAAAAACACTTAAGAGTTCTGGTGATCCAAAGAATGACGAAAGCTCAAAGTTGAAAGATTGAGATAGTGTGGGGATGTGGAATCCAACTGCAAAGTGAGTGTTGTCTACTGTGATTCCTGTACCGTCTAACTCTTGTCCATCAAAAACATAAGATACGTCATATCCATCTATATTTATTTCAAATCTTTTTCCATTTAAATTGTTTACTATGTGAATAAGAGGTCTTGAGTAGTTAACTTCTTCCTCTACCTCAAAAACTCCGTAGATAGAACTTAGTGGTGTAGAAAGAAAGGACATGGTTTGGAAGTTTAGATAGCATTGTTCTGTCCAGTTGGTTCCAGTAACTGGTTCCCACGTTGAAGACTCTATACTTGGTCTAAAAGAAAAGAACAATGGGTGATCTTTTAAAGGATAAAGTAAATCATTCAAATCTTTATTGTCGGAATACCATTCTGATCTATCTCTACCCCCCAAGTATATATCTGGCAAAGAGTATCCTGGAACAGATATAGAGTTAGTTGTCGCAACTAAGTTGTTGTAGTAGCCAGCGTCCCACCTTTCCATGTCTGGGTAAACTTTACTGTTGCTATATTTTGCATTGGAAAATTGAACAACTGCTTCTTCTCCATCAAAAGAATCATTAATAAGTTCTACTGGATCAGTTCCCTGCCCCCAAACAAATCTTTTTCTTGCAACCTGCAAAGGAACTGCGTAGGGAAAAATAGATACACAGTCTATTTCAAACATACTAAAATCTGGGTATGAGTAAAATCCAATCCAATCACTTTCAGATCGAGATAGAGAAGCTCTGTCAACTGTTATCTGACCAACTTGCTCTCCATTAATAAACATAGATACATTTTCATCCTTTATCACTAAGTGAAGGAGCATTGGTCTATACCATTCATATACGTTATGAGATATAAACTTTTTATCAATTACCAAGGTGATAAATCCTTCAGTTACATATACCCCATCATCTGTATCTAGTGGGCCAAGTATTCTTCTTGATTCTTTTGTTATTGGTCTTACTTTTAACCATGTTTCAAAAGTAAAATCTTTGTAGCTTCCCTCTAAGGTAAACATTTTTTTATTAGGAAAGATAATTGAAGGAGTCCCCTCACCTGATGGATAGACTCTAGTAACATTTTCTGATCCAAAAATCATTGGAATTCCCACGTTTTTTGCAAAAAGATTTCCACTGTCTGCCAGATAATATGCATTGTCCGATAGAATTCCATACTGATCGGCTTGCACAGCATCTAAAGATAGACCAGAAGAGAATGGTGCGCTTTGAGGAGTTGCCCCCAGAGATGATGAGATATAAGCTTCTGACCATTGTCCAACAGTAATACCATTAAATATAAAGTTATAATCTCCTGATATTCCACCTGTATTTACCGTTGCTCTAAAAATAAGTCTACAGAAATCTGAATCAAACTCTTGTATGGTAAAAGTATCTTGTAAATGATTCCATCCAGATCTTTCTATCGGAGTGAATTCTGTTAATACTTCAACCCAGGAAGATGATCCATTGTCGTAATACTCGTAACCAATCTCATATTTTGACACATAGTTTGATCCTTGATAAACATACATGCTTATACAGAAAGTTTCCAAGTCTTCGTTGCACTCATTGAATGCAAAAATATCGGGGCTTATAGCTTCAATAATCATTCCGTCAGATAAGGGAACGTTTCCCTGAATACCCGCATAGATGTCGCTATCAAATGGCGATCCTTGGTCTGGAATGGAAAGCCCATCATCGGCAGTTCCATTAGTAATAGACCATCCTGGATAAGGAGAAGACCCGACCTCAAAAGTTCTTTGTTGATTATCGATTAAAGATATGTAAGAAACATCATCGTCTAGTGGCCAAATTGCAACTGGATGTTCAGAATATAGTCTTGCCGCATAAAGATTTGAAACAACGCTCATATGTTCTCCTACTTAATTATAGCAAAGCGAGGTAGGTTTTTATTCTACCCCGCTTCGCGTCCAACCTATTTAAGCAGAAATGAGGTCAACTACTTCACATGAGCCTGATCCCGCTGTGCAAGCAAGTTCTTGAGATCCAGATGTATTGTCTTCTAGTTCATACAAAGGAAGTGATTCCCATGGAATTCTTTTTGGCATTTTTGCTACCAATTCTTTGTACTCTTCTTCAGTAATCTCTTGATATGGCGCTTGTTTGTACGAATGTTCAGATGCTGGTAGGAACGAAACGCCACCTATAGAATCAAAGTTTTTAAATACCCAAGCTCCAACATCTAGCCATTCATCTTCTTTTATGTTGATAGTAACTGATGGATTATGTTCTGTCCAATGAGTCCTGTAAACCTTCCAGACTTCAAGGTGCTCTATAGCAGAAATATCTTCTGTTACTACCGCATTCTTTGGTGCTTTAATTGGAAAAGAGAACACGGTAGTTGAATCTACTTTCATTACGTCTGGTTCATTAGGAACATCAAAGTCTTTTAGGAATGCCGTCAAAGGATCTTTATTGTCTGCACGAACGGTACGAATGTAATACTTAGAATACCAAGGATGAATTCCACTTGAAACACCTGTTAATTGAGACACAGTTCCTGATGGTTTTACCGTGGTTATAGCAACAGAAGGATTGATTCCAAGAACTTCTGCCTCTTCCTTATTAGTCTCAATAGATGATTCACGAAGTCTATCAAGCATTGCAGAAAGATCCTTGTGCCTTGTTCCTGTTAGTGGATTTCCAAAAATACCAGTAAGAGATACACCAAGAAGTCTTTCTTCTTCACAGTTATCTTTCCAAGATTTACGAATATACTTGAAATTAGTTAGACTTGATTGCCAAGTGCCCAGAATTGTTGCAATTCTAATCTTATCTTTTAGAGTTTCTTCTGTATCACTTGCATCAATTACTACTTCTGTTAAGTTACAGAATTCATTAGCCCTTAGAAGAATTTCTCCACAAGGGTTTGTACCAACAACCTTTGATGAATCACGCCTTCCAAACTTATCTATATGCTTGCGAACAGAATCCATGTTGTAGATTCCTCGTTCACCTGACTTTGATTCATATAGGTTTCTCCACTCACGAAGAAATTGAGCAGTATTTGGTTTTGCGTTGTATACCGCTGAGTTATTAGCAAGTGCTCTTTGACCTTCTGTTTCCCACCATTGACCACTTTTTGCCTTGGCCATTTCAAAATCATCCAAATTGGAAAGGGAAATTAAGGCAGATCTACGGACTCCGCCAACAACAACTACTTCTCCGACCTTGCACATAATGTCGTGAGCCTCAATAGGCTTTAATCGCCTTCCTGCGGCTATCTTAAACTGTTCAACGGTAAACCTAAAAAGATCTGCAAGTGGTTCTGGACCTGATGCCCTACCTCCAAAAGTTTTTAGTCTTGCTCCTGCAGGACGAACCTTTGACATATCCCAATTGGGAATTTGTCCAGTAACCAACAGCCCAATAAGTTCTTTGTATGCCTTTGCCCATCCAAGCTTTGAATCTTCAACAACAATGGTTGTTCCTGTTGGGTAAAGTTCTTCTGATATCACAGGAAGATTATTTACATACTTCTGTTCAACAGAGAATCCTACGCCTGTTCCATTCATCAAAATGTACATGGCTTCATCAAAAGATCTCAAGGAATCAACAGCAATAAAAGAACAGTTGTATGATGCAATGTTGTCTCTTTCTAGTGCTGGTCCTGCTGTCATCAAAGATCTCATGGAAGGCATTACCTTGTGATGCAAGATTGCTTCTTTTACTTGAGCAAACTTAATATCATTTTCCTTGTAATCATAGTTCTTTACAAGATGATCTTTCATAAAGTCAATGTATCGATCTACTGTCTCAGACCACGTTTCCCTCCTGCCCTTGCTTTCTATCCAACGGCTGTATCGTGAAACTGCAATAAAGTTGCGGTATGGATCTAAAATTGATCCATCTGAGTCAATAAATGTCATAAAAAACCTTTCCTAATTTTAATTTGTGAACATTGAGTATATCACTTTTATGTCTTTCAATGCAACCTCATCTGTAACATTTTTATAAATATCGTTGCAAATAAATAATTTTTGAAATAGTAATCTTTATAACAATTGTATTACATTCCAGCAAACATCAAAACAGATTCAAGGCCGATGGTTCCTCCACCACTTGTAGGGGTTTCCCATGTTGGTGCTGATGATCCATTTGATGTTAGAACTTGTCCAAGTGTTCCCGCAGATGTTATTGCCATTGCGGTACCTGTAGAATAAACTGCTCCGCCATTAATAGCTGTTAGAGATGCATTTGTTCCTCCAGATGCTAAAGATATGTCTGTGGCATCCCAGGTTCCTGAAGTAATTGTTCCAACTGTTGTAGCTGCTGCTGAGTTTACTGCTGCTGTTGTGACAATTTCTGTTATAACATTTGCTAAAGTTTTTGGCCTAAGTATTCCATCAGAAGCAATTTCAACTAAGTAGTGGGATGCTGCAGTTACAGTATCTGCTGTAGTTAAAGATAATAGTGGAACTACTACAGTACCTGTAAAGGTTGGTGAGGCAGATAAAACAACATTCCCCGTTCCTGTAGAAGTAGTGACTCCAGTTCCACCGTTTGCTACTGGCAAGGTTCCTGAAACATGTGTTGTCAAACCTATTTTTCCGTAAGATGGCGCTACTCCTACTCCCCCAGATATTAATGCGTTTCCTGTGGCAATATCTGCTAACTTTGCTAAAGTAGTTGCTCCAGATGCATAGATTATGTCTCCTATAGCATAAGAGGTTAGTCCCGTTCCACCCTTATCAACCGAAATTGTTGTAGCATTCCAGGTTCCTGTTGCAATTGTGCCTACAGAAGTAAGGCTTGAAGTTATTACAGAAGATCCTAGAGTTGTTGAACTAAGAACAGAAACATTGTTTATTTCATAAACTTTTCCTGTTGCAATGTTTATATCGCCAGCAAAGTTTGTTTGTCCAGAAGCATTGCCGATATTTGTTGTTGTTGCTGCTGCTCCTATATTAAGAGTTGTAGCTGTAGCATTTATTAAATTAAATGTTGTTGCAGAAGTTGTTATATTTCCACCATTTACCGCCAAATCTCCTGTTATAGCAGTATTTGCATTTCTAATTGTTGTCGTTCCAGTTGTTGCACCAATAGAAACAGTAGTGGCTGCTTGTCCAACGCTCAACGTTGTAGCATTTGCATTAAAAACTGTAGCGGTAAGGGCTGTAGTAGTAAGATCTCCCCCATCTACCCGAACATCATTAATAAAAATGGGGGTGGTTAAAAATGAATCAAGATTTGCAGCTAAATCCTCTATATCTGATGCTACGTTTACTGGATCAGTAGATAAAGGATAAGATAAAAAGTAGTTAGGAGTTGATCCTGTTGCCATATTTTAATTATATCATCTTAAGATGTTTTTATAATAGATTATTGCTGTAAAAGCATTATTATATAACAAAATCAACACATGTCACTGTGTTAAAAATTGTTATTGATTGCTAGATGGTTGTGTTATTCAGTTACTTCTACAACTGGTGCAATAAAGATATCTGCTTTACTGTCATAGGTATAACCAATGCCAGCGTAGCAATCCCTTATAGTTCCATTGTAACTCGTCCTGATCCAAGTACCGTTTAAGCCAATACCGTGAATGTACGCCTCAATTGCTGCATCCGATTCCGTTGCATCCAAATCGTCAGGGACAACAATTACTTCCCGAACGATTCCATCCTCTATACGCGCTGCATGTGCCATGATTATTTTCCTTTCGTGTATTTGTTTTAGATTGCGTAGCGAACAATAACAACACCGGAACCGCCTGCGGCCCCGGTTGGCTGCGACGCATTCCAACCACCGCCGCCACCCCCACCACCAAGATTGGCTGTGCCTGCTGTTGCCGCCGCAAGTCCGGCACCGTCAGAATCTGCGCCGTTTCCACCGCCTGAAGTACCAGTTCCTTTTGTTTGACCACCGCCACCACCGCCACCCGCGTAGCCAACCGAAGCACCTGTAATGGTTGAGGTTGTACCGGCCCCGCCGTTTCCGCCGTTATTACCCGAAGCCGCGGAACCGACCGCGCTAGATCCACCGCCACCACCGCCACCGGCTGCCCCATTTCCGCCATTGTTTCCTTGAGTAACAATTCCAGAACCGCCAGCCGTTGATGTGTCACCACCGCCGCCACCTGAACCACCAAATAAACCTGCACCTGTGTCACCGCCACCAGTGCCGCCGCCGAAGGTTGTAAACGATCCAAGACGTGTTTCCGAACCTCTTGACGTTGCGGCTCCGCCTGCCCCGATTGTCACCGTATGACCAGCAACGGGTAAATACAAGTTGGTTAAATAAATTAAACCACCAGCGCCACCACCGCCACGACCGTAACCACCGCCGGCTGTCCCAGTTCGACCGCCTGCTCCACCCGCCACAACGAGGCAGTCCACAAACCCTGCACCACTCACTTCAAGAGTCGAACTCGAAGTAAACGAATGGACACGGTACAACTGACCGTTCACACCATTCGTACCGTCACCCGTGTAAGTCGTTACAGTTCCACCAGTAGCACTAACACCCGCTGCTGAACCGGCAGTAATTGTGCGAACAATGACAACACCGCTGCCACCGGCCACACCATTCGCTGAACTTCCTGTACCACCAGCACCTCCGCCCGTGTTTGCAGTACCCGCTGTTCCAGCAGCGCCGCTTCCACCTGCACCGCCTCCACCAGCGCCACCAGAACCAGCACCAGTAGTAAAACTGCCACCTCCACCGCCTCCTCCAAGAGTTACAGATGTCCCGGTGATTGTTGAAGCCGTCCCAGCACCACCTGCGCCACCTGCCGTTGCACTTGTGCCGTTTGCGCCTACTGCGCTACTTCCACCACCGCCTGCGCCTGCGCCATTAGCGCCAACAAAACCATTGCCACCGGCAAAACCATCAACAATAAGACTTGCGCCGCCGTTACTCGCGGCAGCCGGTGTTCCACCACCACCGCCACCGCCACTGCCACCACGGAAACCAAAGTAACCAGAGTTGGATTGGTTGTTATTTGTTCCACCACCGCCTCCACCTATGGCTTGAAGTGATCCAAGTTTTGAACTACCACCGTTTGATCCGCCACCGGCCACACTTGTGGAATAAACTGCACCAGCCCCGCCAGCACCTACTGTTACGGTAGTACTTCCTGCTTGCAAGAACTGCGAACTTATTGAAAGAACTTGAGCACCACCACCGCCACCGCCCTGCGAACCACCACTACCGCCACCGCCACCAACAACTAGCACATCCACAACACCGGAACTAGAAACAACTAAACTTCCTGAAGACGTGAAAGTTCTCACCTCATAAGTGATCCCCCCATCCGTGTAAGTAGTAATCGTTCCACCACTAGAAATTTGTGCAAAACGACCCGCTGTCGGGATCGCTGACCCTGCACCGAGGGCTGTTGAAAGTTTAGAAATAGTCATTAGTTTGTCCTCACTCGCACGATTACTATGCCAGAACCACCAGCAACACCATTTGCAACGCCCTGTGCGCCACCATCTCCACCATTTCCTCTATTCGCTGTTCCTGCTGCCGGTGTACGGATAAATGAAATACCACCTTTGCCACCGACACCGTAAGTCACTGAACTATTAGTAATAGAGTTTGCTACACCAGCACCACCGTTGCCAATCGAAACGTTATAGCCACCAGTTTGACCATTGGCTGAAGCGCCAGCACCACCACCAGCACCAGAACGACCGTCTGGCCCATCCGCTGCGCCACCAGCGCCACTAAACCCACCAATTAGTGACCCACTAGCCCCAGCCCAAACATTTCCCCCACCACCGTGTGCCCCGTTGCTCCTGCTATTAAAAGCGCCAGTTCCTCTTGCTCCTCCTATACCAGTAAGTTGAACAATTCGAGAAAATCCACCATCTGCATTTGCTGCACCACCAGCACCTACCGTCACAGAAACCGTACCAGAAGGCACAAAAAAACTTGTACTATAAATTACTGCACCCGCTCCACCGCCACCAGCGGAAGTTCTTGATCCGTCTGTTTCTCCACCGCCACCGCCACCACCACCAACAACAAGAACATCACAGACTCCTGCTGTTGTAACAGTAAGGTTTCCAGAAGCAGTAAAAGTTACATATTTGTAGTCAACACCAGTGTCGGTATAAGTACCAGTAGCGGTATTAGAAAAGTTGGCATTGATGATAGCGGTGGTATTAGTATTTGCTAAACCTGCCTGCTTAAAACTATTAATAGCCATTAGGAAATCTCCGAAACAAATGCACTAAAATTACAAGTGTTAGCGGAAGATGATACACGGATAAAGTTTGCTGCAGGCATTGTAATACC